TTCCCTTTATGTGTTACCCTATCACCTTTTTTGTATGGGTTTGTGCTGTTTGGCTGCTCCCACGGCAATACTTTTCCAGTCGGATCTGTAAGCACCTTAGCATATAAACTTGAGGCGGTGTCCGGCGCCCAGTCCGCTTGAGATGTATGGTTTTGGAGTACCTTATATAGCGCATCTTGGTAAGTAATATACTTTCCAGTCTTGTAGGCTACTCCATCGCCGCTCCATAAATCGTACAGATCTGCTACCTTAAGAGCCTGCTCATCATCTGTAATTTTCTCTGCAGATATTTTAGCCATCGCAAAGACAGACGCATACGTTCCCGGTGCTCCACCGTTGCCACCGTTTTCCTTCAGTGCTTCTATGTCCTGCTTCGCTGTTTCCAACTTAATCCCCATGTCATCCAATCGCTCCTCTGTTGACAGACCGGCTTTATTATTTACAACTCCATAAATTCCACCCGGATATATCTCAGTATGATCGTATCCCGTGTAATTTTCCAAGGTATCTATGATCTGCCCACGTTCTGTGACGTTCATCACCTTTGTTTTTGTTGCATCCTCAAAGATTTCTTTCAGCTTTTCCGGCGCAATTCCGATTGTCAAGAATCGCACCGCACCACCGATTTTTTCATATGACTGTATCGGCATATCAGTTGCATCATTAAAAATAAGTTTCATGTTATCATTCCTTTCTAAAAGATCTGTTTTCTGACTCCGATTGGAATACGCAATAGGAAAGATGCGTTACAATTAAATACACCAAAAAGTAATTAATTATCAAGCACACTCCCACTCAGCGTCGATAAAAAGGTAATTATTTGTAGCTTTTGGGATGCAGAAAAACAGATTGCCGTTTGCTTTTGCTAAAGAGGTACAGGCAACTGGATTTTTATACGCTCCATCTGATGCAGTTACATTGACAGCAGTATCAATTAACGGTCGGTACTGTGACGGTATCGTAAAAGCATTGTTGTACACATTATTTGCAACAATTATAGAGGTTGTGTAGATTTCCATATTCAGATGTATTGCGTTACCAATCTTGTAAGAGTTGTTTGCTATTACTTTCCAAATCCCAGTGTTCAATCCGAGATCAGTCGGTGTGAGCGTCTTTTTATCGTGATACAACTGTAACTCCGACAAATCTTTATTTATTGTAGACATATCCAGCAGCACCTTAAATAACGGTTTCACTGCTACGATATTCAATCCACTCAGTTCCACTTCATAGAGTGGCCAGTCTGCCTTCATATCACCAGAACGTATATCTCCTTCCGTATGTAAAGGCACTGCTGGATTCACACCTGGCGTTCCTTTTATAATAACGGTCTCTGTTGTTTCTATCTTAGTATCCGGATTCTTCGTATATCTTTCTACGATAAGATCGATTCGTTTCATCCCTTGTGTTCCATTTTCGATCGCAACTTCGTCTGACCGTCCTTTAGGGATTACCACTTGTCTTCCCTGCATTATTCCACAGCCGTCATGAATTTTTAACAAATTATTCGATATCAATTCAGCTTCGAATTTTCTCCCTGTCCCCATAACATAAGAATCTGCGCCGGAAAACCCCCGATTCAAATCCGCCCAATTTTCAGGCGTAATATGCGCTTTCCCGCCATATCCTGTTACCAATTCCATAATCAATCATCTCCTTTTAACTTGTATTCAACCTTCATTCGTTCACCTCTGATTACTAAGATCTTACGTACAACTGGCTTTTGCACCAAAATCCCCGTTATATAATCTCTTCCAGATACGATATCACCGATTTCTAGGTCAGCATCCTCTATCCGCATTTCAAATTCCTTATAATTCGCTAAACTTTGTAATCGCTTTGTACCATCTTTTCTAAGCTGTTCTATATCAGATTGGGATGTATATGAGTATAGCGCTGTGCGCTCATGGATGCCTTTGTAGTACTGCTTTTCCCCAACACTCCCATCTTCTTGTACATACAGATGCAGGATCGTTCTGTCAGTTCCCTCTCCTGTTCCGGCACAGATCAGATGGTTGATTCCCCGCCTGTAATCTCTAGTAATAAAATTAATCCGATTGTCTTGGTTATATTCTTTTTTCAACATCTTTGCAGGAACAGCCTGTAGTTCCACCCATCCAGGTATTCCCGGTTCTCCCCGTTTATGCCGGATGTCCAACCGATATCCCACGCTTGCCAAAAGATCTTCAATCCCGTTTAAAAGAGTGCAGTAACGATCAAACTGGAAGTTCTGTATAATCACACCGGTATCAACCTGAGGAACTAAAAAAAGACCGTCAAATCGACCGTCTATCAGATTTCTCAATATGCTGTTTAGTTCACCGGAAACTGTAAGGTAATCTTTTCCAGATGGCGGCTCAATAATTTTCTTTCCAAGCATTCCTCGCCAAGTGTCCCCCGTCATTTTGATGGCATTCTGTTTCGTTATTGTCTTCATATCTCCGATAATTCCGCCGTATTCTGTATCCGGAATGTAGATCATGTACCCGTAATTTAACTTCTTCTTATCCCAAAAATTCAGATTTATATCACATTCAAAATCATTCGTATCTCCCAGTTCCAGATCCACCGCAATGCACCGATCCAGATTCTCAAGTTCTTTCCCTACAGCATCTGCAACTATCATCTTTTCTGTGCACATTTTGGTTCACTCCTTTCAATAAACAACAACAAATCAAAACCGAAACTTCCATCCCAACTTACAAGATTATATCTCGGCTGTATTTTTTCAAACGGAGAATTCGGACTGGTCACTCGATTATCGAACTCATTCACTTTCGTCCCATTTGTTCGTACACGGAAGACCGTTCCTTCCCTGGAATCAATCAGAAGATATTCCCCTCCGTCCAGCTTTGTCCTTACTTCATATAGATTATCCCCTATTACAATTCTCGGATTCAAGCACGGTCCGTATATCGTTAAAAGAAAATCGCACGCGGCGTAATGCTCTATAGTAATGCTGCCAGTTCCCTTCTCATCTCCCATGAGGTCAAACGGTGTATCAAATGGGAAATCCAAATATCCCACGCCTTTTCCTTCAACGCCTTTTTTGAATTCGTATTTTTTATCCGTAATCCAAAACGGATGATCCGTCACAACGGTAAGATTTTTAACCTGTATCGGAACACCCATAAACGCATCAGTTTTTATATCACCGGATATATAGCAGGACAAATACTGATCTCCAATATACAGCCGCCCGGGGGTGTGATCTATGATGTCTTTTACAACGATGCTGTGGAAATTATTCAGGATGTCCGCAAATTCCTCATCTGAATCCGCGGTCACAGTAACCGTAATGGGATATGTTGCCATTTCTCTTGTAAATGACGTTATTTTCCCATTATCTGTATCTGCATCCCATGAATAGTTGAATAACTCTTGATATTTCAAAATCACATTTTCAGAGTCAAGGAGAATCTTTTCATTTAAATGATTAATGTAATACATATCCATGCTAAAGAATTCCCCTTTCTCGCAAATGCTCATCTATAATTCTACCAAGTTCCCTGCTACCCACTGATAAAGTAAGTTCCCTGACCGCAGATTTCATACACTTTTCCATCTTATTGTAATCAATCCCCGGATCGTTACTATACGCCTTGTTCTCCTCCGCTGTCAGGACACGCTCTCCTTTGTGTAACACTGCCTGATATCCGTCGTAGGGTACGTTATCAAGTCCGTTGTAGTGAGAATATCCCTGCGCTGCTGAAATCGCAGCGTTAATACCGCTTGTTATTGCGTTCGTTGCTAATGTGATCGACAGTGTCCTCGCTCTCGTGGCGTTGTTCGCCTCCTCATCAATCGCCCGTAAATTTGCGATTGTTCCGTCTTTATTAACCTTTACCTCACAAGGTGTTCCGTTTAAAATCGCAATTCCTTCCCGCGTGCCGTCTGCAGACTTTTTAATGTCCGACAAGGAGCTCACAACATCCCCATTCGCATTGACGAGTTCACCGTTCTTCTCTTTCAGTCCATCTAAGGATGTTCCCAGCATCTCAAAAGACCCTTTTCCGTTCAGCGCCATTTCCACCGTCGCGCCTTGGATTTCCTTGGAATATCCGACGAGTGTTGAAGACGCTTCGTGGTAGAGACCGACGATCTTCCCTGTTGCCTGATCATAATTGACCACGATATCTTCATTCGTGCCTTTTTCCATGTTATATAGGGTATAACATCCTGACTCTGTAATTTGCTCTAACCCCGCATACCTTTCCTGTACCTTTTGCAGATATTCAGCATTCCTTTCCTCCTCTCCTGTGAGGATCTGACCATTCAAGTCGCTGATTCCATCCAGTAATTTCGGGTTATATTCTTCGATAATGCTGAGGTATTCATCGTAAAGGTCACGCTGTTCTGTAATCTTTTTCTGCTTGTCCTGCTCTAAATTTGCGATCTGTTCTTCATAATACGCCCGATCTTCTTCCTTGCATGTGCTAAGTTTACTTTGCAGCAACTGAATTTCTGTATCGTAAGCTGCTTGTATCTGTACGATCTCATCATCTCGGATCTTCGCTTTCTCTTGTAAAAGTTCCGATGCACTTTCCAGATCCATCGTTCGCACTCGAGCAGCAAACTCATTTTTTGCATAAAGAATCTCCTGCTCTGTTCCTCCCAGGGCTTCCAGTTCAATCTGACGTATCTGTTCATTATAATTTTGGATGTCTGCGATTTCCTGCTCTTTCAACTGTCGTTTTTCATTCGCTGCATTTTGCTGGATCGCAAGAATTTCATCTTGTAACGTCTGTACTTCACTGATCTGCGCATCACTTGATTGCGACAACAGTTCCAGTACTTTCTGTTCGCTTTCATCAATCACCTGATCATCTGCGATGAACAGATCTTTCAGTCCGCTTTGTGCCTCCTCTTTTCTGCTTTCGATCGTCGAGATCACTTCGCTACACATGTCATTGACCCGTTTCGTAAACCCATCGGTTTCCTCCTGTGTCATGATTCCGTCAAATCCGATCTCGTGCAAGTACACGCTGAATTCTTGTACCTTTTTCGTAGATTCTTCCACGGCTTCCTGAAATTCAGGGCTTAACTCATCGCTGAATTCCTTATGAACATACCCCATTTCTTCCAGTTCTTCTTTCGTGTACCTCGTAACTCCTTGCAGGTCTGCCAGCGCTTCTTCCAGCCATGACATTTCCTCTCGCGATTTAAGGACTGTGGAATTCAATACATCGCTTTGCTCGTGGAGTGTATATACTCCGGCACCAACCACTGCTAAACCTGCCGCAAGGGGTGCACATGTTCCCAAAACACCTGTAAAGCTTTTTGCAAGTACAGATCCTCCTATTCCTGCTGCCTCTTGTGCGCTACCGAAAGCACTAAGCGCTTTTGTGACTGCTCCTATTCCTGTCTTTAACTTGGTATAGGTTTGAATCCCACCGCCGATTAGTTTTAACGCCGGTCCTGCTGCCGCAAGAGTGATTCCCCACTGCACCACATTCTCTTTCTGCTCATCTGTTAATTCGGAAAATGCTTCTGCCACATCCCCTAATATATCAGACGCTTTCTCGATTACCGGAACAAACGCTGCACCAAAACGTACTCCTTCGTTCCGAAGTTCATTCAATGCGCCTTTTAACTGTTCTGCCGGAGTCGCATCTATTTTTTCAAACGCCTTTTGTGTCGCCCCTGCGCTTGTCTCCATTCCCCGCAGCATTTCGTTGTATTCTTCGCCGCTGTTTTTATACAGCACCAACGCCGCCGATCCTGCTTCCACCGAGCCGAACATATCTTTCAAAGTCTTATCGTTCTTTTGCGCCTCTGCATTTAACAGACTCAAAATCTCTGTTGTAGACGTCCCCTCTTTTTTCAGATCTGCAAAACCTTTTCCGGTCAGCTCCCGTAGCGTTATGTCCGCAATACTTCCGCTTTTTGACAACTCTGACAACATTGCTTTTAAATACGTTCCAGATTCCGCTGTTGCCACACCGTTTTTCGTAAGCTGTGCATAAGATGCACTCAATTCCTCAATGCTGAAATTCGACGCATTTGCAACCGGGATCACTGTTCCCATGCTTGACGCCAGTTCGTCCACCGTTGTTTTACCCAAATTCTGCGTTGTGATCAATAAATCGGATACTCTCGTGGCGTCACTCGCTTGCAATCCATACGCGTTAATTGCCGTCGTGAGGACGTCTACTGCTTTCGCCCCGTCTGTAAAACCGCCTTTTGCAAGTTTCATCGCATCCGTCGTGAACTGGATCGCTTCTTTTTGATCCACCCCGGCAGAAATAGAAGAGTAAACGGCTTCTGAAAATTCATCCACCGCCACCTTCGTTTCACTACTTGCATTAAGAAGCTCATTTTTGTACTGCGCAAAATCTACGACATTTGAATCCAGAAGTGTACTTACTTTTGCAAAGCTGCTCTCAAAATCAACCGCCATTTTTGTCGTTGCGGCGCCTACGCCCACGATCGGAAGTGTCAAGCCTTTCGTCAGCAGATCACCTGCTTTAGAAAATTTTTCTCCGACTTTCGCCGTCGTTTCCATCTCCTGACTGATCCGCTTTGCTTCACTTGTTCCGATTGCAGCCGCTTTCTCCATATCGCTTTTAAAGTTTTCGATATCAACTTTGATCTCTGTTAAAAGAGGTGCTAATTTTATGCCTCCTGCCATTTTCGTCTCCCTTCTGCGAATTTATGGATTGCGACTTCATCCGCCTCGGTCTGCTGCAGCCTCCACAAATTCTTTAGTATTTCTCTTCCGGCTTCGGACGATTGATAGCTTGCGATCCAGCTTTCCCGATTTAATAACAAATAAAAAGAATAAGGCAGTTCCAAGACCTCACGAAAGTTCAATCCGGTATACTGGCTTATTCTTTTTATAATTCCTGTTTTTAGGCTGTATGCTCTTTCCCAGTTCTCTGTCGGGAAATACTTTTCGCAGATTGCTTTTCCGATTTCTCCTTCCGGAACTGGGATTCGGAGTTTGGGTCTGTATCTGCTTTCAGCCGCAGCGCTGATACTTCCGCAATCAAACGGATAACTGCTTCTAACGGAAGTTTTTTTATCTCATCCGCCGTAAACTCCCTGCCCTGCCTGTTATGATTTATCAGGAGCAAGCATGCATCGATCCGTTTTTCATACACATTGTCTTCGGACAGATCCGCCTCTAACTGATCCATTTCTAAAATCATTCCGACTGTCGGCTCGAATACATCATATTCTTTCCCAAACAGCTTTATTTTCACGGAATTGTTCATGTATTGATCTAAATCTAACACCGTATTGCGCCCTCCTATGCCGCGACAATCGCCGCCGCTTCTTCGTCCGTAAGTTCTTCTTCAAAACTTGCAAGGAAACCTTTTACTTTCTTGATCGCCGTTAATTCTGCATCGATCGTTACTTCTTTGTTCTCCCACGTGATTGCAAATCCCGATCCGCCCTGTCCGATCATCGTAAAACGAATCTTTTTCCCGTTCTCCTTTGTGTGTACTGCCCTAAGCAAAACTGTTTTTAATGCCTTTCCATCCCCGGTAAAAATCAGATCTTTTTTCTTTCCTTCCTTATCTTCCGTGTAGACTCCGGTGGATAAGAGAGACATATTCGCAAGATTCCACGATAAAACTCCCGTCTTTGCCGAGATTTCCTCTTCTGTGATCGCAGACCTTACAATCTGTCCATACTGATTTTTCACATCGTATTTTGTCGGCTTATAATTTACGGTAAACCCAGAAGAGCAATGCCCGACATCATGTTCTTCTGTTTCAATGGTCGCGTGTTCCGGGATCTCTGTTCCGGTAAATTCATACATATACACAGTACACGCTCCGATTAAAATTTCGTCATTGTTTTTCATTACGTTTCCTCCAATCAACGATAAAATACAGGGTATCTTCAAACATTTGACACCCATCATTAAATATTGTTCCTCCACCTGCTATGCCGGAATGAAAACGGATATTCCCGGTTGTAATATAAGGATCATCTTCTTCCATATCGAGCAGATCTTTCAATTTCACTTCTGTATCTTTGCAAGTATCATAATCCCGGTGCATGATCTTTAACTCAAGCTGACTCTGCTTTACATGTCCGCCGGATATCGGGGTAAATGTATAAACTACACTTACATCGTCTAACACTGTTGTAAATACCGGATATAATTTGCCCAACAGTTTCGGGATCTCCGTTTCGATATAGTTTTTAATGCTAATCTCCATATCAACCTCCGAGTATTTTCTCAATCTGTGCCGCATTGTAGATAATGGCGAATGACAAAAACGGTTTTGGTCTCTGTCCTACCGTAGTAAAATGCATCACTTTGTATTTTCCTGCTTTCACTTCATACACCCACGGCGTCTTTCTTCCGTCTCCGTTTACAGCGTAAATTCCTGTACCGTTGTGCACATAGGGGGCATATTCCAAATTACTCCCAATCCTGCCGATAATTTCGTCTGCCGTGATTTCCGTCTCACTTGTGATCGACGCCCTAAGATGACCTTGATCGACCGGACAAAGCTGACGCGCCTCACCTTCCACTACAAGACACGCCTGCGACACTTTCTTCTCCATGTCCAAAGCAATCTTTGCCGTTGCATCCCGGATACTTTGAACAAATTCGCCATTATCTGCCATCACTCCACCACCTTCAACAGAAGATTCGTCATGCGTCCCTGCGGATTACAATCTATAATTCGATAGACAACGTCGTCTTTTACAAGGCGGTATCCCTCTGCTTTGATACTTTTACAGCGCGTCAGTCCTATATGCGTCGATTCCAAATAGGTCGCAGATGCAGCCACCTTCATATCATTTTTCTTGTAAACGGCAGCTTCCACTGTACCCATGTCAATCCATTTTTGCTTTTCTGCCCCTGATGGAGTTCTGACAGTTTCTTCTTTCTGCAGCCGATACGGTTTCATATCTCTGTTAATTGACATATCTATCACCTCGGTAATCTTCTATATCTTCTGATCGTTCGCTTTACCTGATCCGGCAGAGAGTCCATATATGTCGTACTTCCGCCGAAGCTTTGCGATTCGCTTGCAATTCCCTCAACTCCGTCTTTGTTAAAACGGATCAGCGTCAGTTCTTTTACAGCCGGAATTACCCCTTCCGGCAACGACTCTTCATCCTCATAATTTAAGCAGCTCCGCATGTCGATGATGCTGTCGTGGATCATGTCTTTCAAAAGCTCCCAGTCTTGTTCAGACATTCCCGGACGCTTCAACAATTCATTTAAAATCTTTTCTTCCATTCTTCATCACCTCAAAAAGAGAGGGATTGCTCCCCCTCTAGGCTGATACCTCTTTTGTGTTTACCGGACTCTTTGTATCGTTTGTGATCTTGACGTTGATCGGATCTGCATCCGCCGCTGTTCCGACTTCAAAGTATAATGCCGCACTCGCATCGTCACGGAGCACTTTATCACCGTACACACAAAGTCCACGAATTCCGTCTGCGAACTTATTCTGTAAGCGCATCGCTTCCACTTCATTGATCTGCTTCGCCGCACCGATCGCGGATTTATGGTTTGCGATAATGACATTTGCCGGAAGCTCCTCGGAACACATCACCTGCATGCCATTGATCGTCTGACCCTCTACCACTCCATTTTCCAACACTTTCGGGTTTGCCGTGAAGCGCTTATCTTTGGACAGTAATCCAAGATAATCCGCATTTACCGTCACGAAACGGTTGACTTTCGGAACTTTCTTCTTGGAGAGCATCGTTCCAAGATCTACGATGTAATCATATGCGCTTGCCGCAGTTACTTTCTTCTTCGCGGAAGAACTTCCGATCAGAAGTTTTGTCCCTGCCAACAACGCCGCGAAAAAGTCTTTATCATACGTCTCCGCAAGGACCGCCGCATGTTCTTTCGTTGTCGCTGACAAAAGATCTGCTTTTAACTGCACCTTATCCACATCGTCCAACGCAAACGCAAAATATTTCTTCTTGTCAAATACCATTTCTACCGGAGTCGTGTCGATGTCATCCCAGTCCACACTTCCTGAGTAATCTTTCAGTGTCCCCCCTGCAACTCGGTTAAAAATGACTTTCTGCCCTTTGATCTCTGCCGGTTTTGTTGCTAATACATCCGCAATCGATACGGAATGGAAGTTCGCTAGAAGCGCTCCCTCCCAAAGGGTAGGTTTAAAATTATCTGCTGCCATATTCTTTCATCCTCTCTCTTTCTTATTCTTTTGCCATCGCCGCAAACTGTGCCGCCACTTCTTCGGCTGTCATGTTGTCGGCGTTTTGCACAAGTGTATCAAATGCCGTTGTCCCTGAACTACCTCCGTCAGGGTTTGCCGGATTTCTTCCCGACAAAACAGGATTAAACAGATCCTTATAGCTTTCCTTCAAGCCTTTCATCTGCTCGTCCAGTCCTGAAACTGTTCCATCATCCGAAACGATCAGTTTTTCACGGTCAATTTTCCCTGCCAGCAATTCCGCGTGTTTCGCATTGTTATCCGCAAGCGCCTTATTGATTGCCGCATCGATCTTCATGCCTTTAATCTCTTTCTCATGGTCAGCTTTCAACTGCTTGATTGTCCCTTCGTGCGTTTTGATCGTCTTCTGAAGCTCCTCGTTACCGGCATTGTTCTTTTTCAGATCCCCGATTGTCTCATTTGCAGTCTCAAGCTCCTTTACCTTTCCGTTATACTGCTCTTTCGGAATGATATGCTTTGGCGCTTCCTCATTCACCTTTTTCATGGTAGCCTTTACATCCAGCTTCCCGTCTGCTGCATAAACCGCATTTGATAAAATTTTCTGTAACCACTCCATTTTTCTTTACCTCCATAGATTTTTATACCGGCTCTCCCGGTACTGGGATGTACCGTTGTTCTTTATACCCTGCAACCTATAAAAAAGGGTAGAAAAATAGCACCCTTACGGATGCTTCGTGTGCTCTGTAGCCCAGAGCTGGGAGATATTCAGGATCACCTTATCCTTTCTTTACAACCGCCTTTTTCGCAGGCTTCGCTTTTACCAACGCCATTTTTGCGTCGTTACTTGGCGTAGACAACTCTTTGAACCGTTCATCTGTCAGCTCCAGTTCATCTCCAACTGTGACTTTCCTCTTCAGCTGCTTGTCATAATAACTTTTAACACATACTGCTTTCATAGCACTTCCTCCTTTCCTGCTTTCTGGATATAAAAATACCACCAATCGTATTCGACCGGTGGTATCTACTCATTTTCTTCAAATTTTATTCCGTTATTACATTCCTTTTCGTATGGCTCCCATATTACCGTGGACGGAATACCTCTAGGAAATGCTTTGCATCGCATAGTATGTTTATCGTGATCTTCTATAAAATTATCACATAACATGCATTTGGGAAGCGCAAAACTACTTCCTCCAAGGATATATGTATTTTTTGATGAGTTCTTTTGCTTCATTCGGAATCCTCTCTCCATTTCTATATCTTACAAAAGCTTCCGCCAGACTTTCCGCGCCATCACATGTCCGATCAGAATACCCTGAAATACCTGCGACAAACGTCTTGCGGAGTTCTTCTCTCATATTTCTATAATCTTCTTCTGTTATACAATTCTGAAATGGCAAAATGTGCGCAATTTCATGTGCGATATAGTCTTCGAATGTACTTCCTGCCATTTCACCTATATTATACAAGTATTCCATACGGCGTTCAACCTTCTGATAATCCACATTATAATTAAATAGCAACTCAAACCGCAATACGCCATCATCATCAACGAAACCGCCGCTTCCAAAAATGTCGCCTTTCTTCATTTTCCCGCCTTCAATGCCATCTAAATATACAGTGTACTCTTTTTCTAATCTCCTGATCGCACTCTCAATCTTTCTTTTTGTCGCTTTATTCATTCTCGAAGTCTTATACACATCATACGGAATAGAGATTTTCATTATATTTCCAATCCGCTTTTTCCATGTCTTATCTGCAATATCACCCTTAGGTATCTTTTTCCCAAGCTTTCTTTCATATTCCACAATCAACTTCTCATCCGTAACCGGAATGATCGTACATCTACAGTTTGCGTGAAGCGGAACATGAATACACTCCTCGATCGGATAAACCTTTTCGTGATATCCTCCACAAATATCGCAGGTTCTTTCATCTCTTGCTGCTAAAATCTGCACATACTTAACATCTGCGTCTTTATAACGCTGCAAGGTCGCATCATTCAAATAATGCATTGTTTCCGTTCGGACAAGCCTGTGACATTCGTTAAATCCCTGCCCCATACGGTTATGGAGCATGATCGCGATTTCAACCGCTGTTTTTCCTTGCTGTAATCCCGTGAGCAGGATATCATTCAGACTGACTGCCAATTTCTTTTGATTCTTCCAGAGTCTTCCCGAAAAGTTATCCCCTCGCCACGGTGTTTCCATCAACTTTTCCATCAGCTTTTTATTTGGCATTGAAAAATCAATATCTCCCATGCTTTCCGCCGTATCTGCGTACACTTTTCGAAATCCGTCCTGCATGTTTTTCTTTGCAAATGCTTCCGTTGAATGTCCAAGATCCTCTATGATCTTTTCAAACTTTCCGTTCAACTCCGTGAGACGGTTCTGTTTGTGCATGTCAGAAAGAGAAAGAACCCCATCCTTGCTGTACTTCTCGGCCAGCCGATAGAGCTCATCTTTTACACTTTCACTCGCATCGATATAAAACTCCAACAGTTCCCGGTTCTTTTCTTCCAGTGAGTTGTAAGTTTTCCACGTTTCCGACGCAAGTCTCTTTTCCCAGTATTCGCTATTCTTCTCCATTTCCTCCGTCCTTTACAATCGGCGCTTGATCCCACGACGGACTATATTCTTCCTTTTGCCTTTTCAACGCTTCCAGTTCTTCTTCCACATCAGACACAAAAGGATGGTGCGCGATCAGTGTCTCATCCGATATAATCCCCTGCGAATTACTACAATTTTGGATCTGCTCCGCCTCGTTTATCGCCATATCTCTGTTAAAGACCAGCTCTACATCAATCTTTTCGTAATATCCATGTCCGGAAATCTGCAAATACAGATCCACAAAATACAATAGCAGCTCAAACCCTCTGCTGAACTCCGTTTCCATAAGGTTGCATTTAAGGTCAAGACTACTGTACATGAATTTCAAAGCCACACCGGACGGCGCTGATCCGAATTTGTCCAAGTCTTTATTTACCGATTGCCCGCTCTCTACAATATCGCGGTTTAACTGCTCGTAGTGCTCCCGCAATGCAGTAATATCCATTTGTGGCGTAAGCGTATCGACGCCTCCATCTTCTGCGTCGTCGATCAAAATTGCTCTGTCTTCATTGAGCTGTTTTATAAAAGCTGATAGATTTTGACCTCCATACCCCTTTAAGACAAATATCAGGTTTTTGACCTCATCCATATAGTTCGCCGCTTCACTGCGCCCTAAATCATAGCCATCAATTAAGCTCTTTACAAATTTGATGTCCGGCATTTCGATCTGATTGTTTTTAAACGGAATGAATGGCACTTTCCCCCACGTTTTCCACTCCTCTACGCTTTTATAATGCGCTACGGGTCCGCCTGCATCCATACTTTTATCGTTATCGTAGACGAGCATTTGTCCTTCTAAACGGTAATATTTTACGCCGTCCTTTGTCCAAATTTCTACATTCGTAATCTCTTTCTCTTGGTTATACTGCCATACCGTCGTATTGTATACCCGGATCATGGCATCCAGTTCTGTATGGCTTCTGTCCGACCAGTACGGAATGCACTGCTCCGCCGGGATCACGATTGTTTTCAACTCTCCTTCCGGATCAAGATATACATGCAGCCATCCAATCCCTTTGTTTGACGCCTCATATCCGAGTTGTGTAAGTTGATACTGAAAGTGTTTCCCAAGCACATCTTTGACCTTTTCGACATAAGTGTCGTTTTTATCTGTTCCGTCTGTTTTATATGTAACCGGCTTTGTAAGCAAGTATGCAATTTTCTCATCTACCTGAATTTTATACTTCGCATGGGCAAGTTTATTGTTCGCTCTCCATGTCTCTTCCTCTTTATGCCCGTCTACTTTCCTTGTAATTTTCCGGTTCTTAATATCGTTATCCGCCTGATAGTACCGTTCCCCCTCTTGCATCAACTCATATTTTCCCGAAGCTTTAAATTTTTCTATCATACTTACAACTCTGTTGTCCGTAAGTACGTTGCTCTCTGTTGCCGCTGCCATTCCCGCTTTCACGCCCTTTCTGATTTTGTTCCATAATTCTTTTATTTTCACCTTGTCACCTCGTTCCAAGTGTTCTTAATCCGCCGCCTTTTAAGTCCGAAACCTCGTAATCGTCCAGAGCGTACCATATTGCCGATAATGTATGCGGATCGATATTAAATTCATCTTCGATGATCTCGTCATCTTTATCTACCGCAAAGGTCAAGTCCTGAAGCTCATCGATCGTATTCGGACAGGCATCGGAGCATACAATCTTTTTAAATCGCTTTACTTTCTTCGTATACATCGCCCTGCTGCCCTTGAACTTCTTACACGCTTTCATTCGGAAGCCTGACTGCTTGTAATACCTTATTGCCTTTGGTTCAGCGCAATCTGCTTTAATTACAATATCCTTCCAGTCTTTCATATCTTCCGCTATCTCCGGATCTGTTTTATTCCGGCTGTAGTACTCCCGGTAAATATATAAAATCTTTTCGTCGTGATCAACGACCATCCGAAGCGCGGCATTGTATGAAGTAACAAAACCGAAGTCCATACCATTCTTTTCAAGCGGGGTTCTAATTGCTTTGATTTCTTTTTCAACCTGATTTGCAGACTCTACAACGAATTGTGGGAACACGAGCGTTCCATTTACTCCAAAACGCCCTTTCCTTGCCACACGGTACAGATCCGGGTCATGTGTCTGCAAGTCATCCAACTGCTCCACATACTCTTTAGGCACAAAAAAATTGTCGTCAACAGTACTATGATGGTAGTACGTGTTCCCGACAACTACGGTTCGCTCTTTATATAGTTTCTCATCATCCAAAACAAATACTTTCTTCTTTTTGTCCTGAAAGAAATATTTATAACACCAGTTTCCTTTACTGACCGGGTTTGTTGATAGAATGATATGATTGCTTAGAGTCGGATGTCTCAAACGTCCGAGTATCTCCTTAAATCCTGCGTATTTCACTTCTGAACACTCCTCAATCCATACGATGGATACACCATTCAGGGATTTTAATTTTGCCGGTTTATCCATCCCTTTAAAAATAATCCTGCTGCCATTGCGAAACTTGACCTGCATCGGCGATGATGTAAACGTCAAATAGCCATCAACGCCCATAGCTTCAGCAACTTCTTGCAAAAGGTCATAACAAGAGTCTCTGATTGTATCAAAAACCTCTCGGACAACCAAAGCTTTTCGTTTCTCTTCAAGCAATTTTTTAATCAGTTTTACGGCTACATGATAACTCTTGGAGCTGCCATATCCACCGACTAGTAAATAAAGTTTATAGTTCCAGTCATCCACAAAATCATAGAAGTGATCATTTAATGCAAAATCGATATTATCCGCCATCTTGCTTCTCACTCGCTTTCACAAAAGTGATCTGAATCGGCTTTTCCTGCTCCTTATCGGAATTAAATAATCCAAGATGTTTTCCGAGATCCACTAACGCAGACCTTTTGTCATACATTTTGATTTCTCTTTCTGTTCCAAACTCATTCGGTTTTATTTTAATCGACTGAATACAAGCTAAATCATCTTCGGATGCATATTCCCTCACGGTTGCTGTTTTCGGATCCACTGCGTCCGTAATCTTTGCAAATGCAATTTTGGCCAACTCCTGAAGTACGCGATCTTGATTAACCCCTGTCCTTCGCGAACGTTCCGCCATTGCTTTCGCGATTGCTTCTGAAATGTTAGGTTTTGTTAAGTTTTCACATCCGATCTCTTTTGCCGTGGCCGGAGAATACCCCGCCCGAATGGCTGCCTGAGTGGCATTCAGGTCAATCAAATATTCTTCTACAAATCTTTTCTGCTTTTTTGTCATCCAGGCTCACCACCTTCCTCTACTTAAAATTTTGCATTAGAAAAGCACCCCGGAGGGTGCCTTAATTTCTATGTATTCCAATAATCAGTAAAATCAATTTTCTTATAAAGGGTATATAGGCTTTCATCATTCAGCTCATCATACAGCTTCTTAAACCCCTGACCCTCATAAAACTTATCATACATATGCTCCCTGCATTCAAGAACGATTAGATTCCCACCGACTACCTTTGCAGCCAGGCTTATAGCATGATAACACTCATTTAATATCTGCTGACCACTCAATTCTTCATTAGAACAAGTATCGCATCTTCCAAGCTGGCCAATTAAATATGCCGGAACTGATTCCAACTTATCTCTTCCAGGATAATTACCGAGAACTTTCCTCTTCCGCTTGTTCGATAGGATTGAAATGTCTAACGACTTCTGAGCTATCGTAAAATATGCCAATACCCTGAACTTTCCGTCTTCCAGTTGTTTTTGATCAACTAGAAGGTATGTTTTCCCATAATTAGTATTTTCATAAGGTATAGTTTTATGCACTAAAAAGTCCTCTAAATCAATCTCACGATGACAAGAGAACTTTTTAAATGCACTTTCGATTTTTTCTGCATCGTACCCTTTGTTTACTATTTCTCCCATTGGTACAACTAAATATTCAATCATTTACTTAAGTGCTCTCCGAAGATTTTCTTTCAAATCTTTTTCATGTTTTAAGTGAGTTTTGAAATCACTACTCAGTGTGGGAGCCACTTTCTTAGTCATTTCTTTCACAAAATCATGTGCTTTCTCCGGTTTCACAGCGAACTGTTTGCCGAATGTGGATGTTGCCATAATTTCTCCCTCCTTTGCCTTATTTAGAGCGAAATTCCGCCTAAATGGTGCAAAAAAGAACGCCTACTTTTCCCTCCAAGGTAAAATAGCTTCCTTTTACTTTTATTATATCGGGTTTTCGATAAAAATCAACTAGCCCGACGAAAATTCACAATTTTGTTAAATTTTCATAAACGCAACAGAAAAACGCCCCCGCAAATGCAGGACGTCTTTACTTGGTTTACGCAAGAGTAGGGGGAAGAGCCGCAGGCGCTTTACCTTTTGGCTCTAGAATAATTATAGCATATTATTTTTGTTAATTGTGTTAATCTTTCAAATACCCATTGATTATCTGGGATATTCTCGAACGACTATATCCCGCTATACCCGCAACCTCCCTCTGCTTTTTCCCATCTATGTAAATCAACTCGAATATCTGCCGGTCTCTGCTGTCCGGAATCTCTGCAATGAACTGCTCAATCTCTGTAATCAGGCTCTCTACCTGCTCTCTGCGTTGCTTCCGGATCCGCATCTGCTTGCTAATCTCATCCGCCTCTTTCGGCTCATCCATCTGAACCGTCATTCTAACTTCCGTATACGGGAAATCCTTGCTTGACCCAACCACTTTTCCTAACACTACCGGTACGTTTTCTTGCCGGTCATACAGCCTGTCCAGTTTTTTGTCGATCAGCTCCAGCTCTTTCTTCAGTGGCCGTAACTGGCTGAGTTTTTTCTTGTCCATCCGCATCACCCCTTAATCCACATCGTCTCTGTAAATATTCCCACGCTGTCTCCCGCCGGATCTGCTGCCCCTGCGCTCGGATCAACGCGGCAGCACTTGGTTCATTTGTGTTGATCAAGGTATCATCTCCTTTTTCGGTCTACCACGTTTCCGCATCCCTTTTAATCCATATGCTTTTATGCCTGCTACCACCGTTGCCACTGATATGTCTAACAAATATGCTATTTCTACGTTCGACTTTCCTTCGTCCACATATTTTTTCAGTTTCTCTACGTCGTAACACTTTTTGTACATTCGTTTCCGTGATCCGTCTTTTCCCGCATCGCTTTCCATTTTTACCTCTCCATTAAAATCAACTTAATTCAACCGATCTAACGGACATTCGCCACTCTCTCGTTGCATATCACACTCGCCGTATCTCAGCATTTCTTTTCCTCCTTGTATGGTTCTGGAAGAGGTTGCCATGCAATAACATTATGCTTATTTGTATACCATCTTTCTCCCTCTTGTTTTCTAGTCCACCATTCTTTTTCGCGATTATTATACACTCCCATACATACTTCTCCATCTTCAAGAGTAACCAGTTGCATATCATAGATTCCTTTATGATTATCTTCCGGTAACCGCCCTTGTACCGGAATCCAACCGTTATCATCACAAGATACCTTTGCTTCTCCGTAAAACTCAAAGTAATCATTAAGCCATTTAACAACATAATCCAATTTGAAAGAACTATACCCTATGGTGTATTCATCTTCACCGACTTTTTTAAACTTAATATGATAATATGGTTTTCCATCAATTTGTCTGGTTATTATCTCTGCGCTTGTTACTTTCTCTTTTTCAACTTTTTCCATTTCAGAAATAGTTTCATCCATGTGTGAACGGATAAACTCTGTTGCTTCTTCAATTCCTTGTACAATATATGTACATTTATCCTCTTTGTTTCTTCTTTGATACTCAACGATATCGTCAAGATCGCATTCGTATACATCTTTTGTATATTGCGTTACCTCTTCCAAAATCTTCTCTAATATTTCCATATAGTTCATCTCCTAAGTATAATTCACATTCTATTTTTTATATAATCTTCAACATCACTTTTTGCATTTTCCGGCTCACAATAAATCCTGCATCCTGTCACCGTGCTGTCCACTAAATCAGAATCATTAAAATCTGCGCCATTCTTTTCAAGCCATGTGTCTAATTCATTACATACGTCAATCAAATTCTTTGCAAGTTTCTCGCGCCGGTCAATAAGTCTTTGAACTTTCTTCGGAATTTTCATCACTCCACCTCCGTAAAATCAAGTAGGAACTCTTTTACTGTTTGTCCTGTGTATCGATACGCCCTATCATCCACATAAATCTGTGCCGGCAACTTTGTTCTCGTTATGCCAACAAAACTAAGTTCTTTGAAAAATGTTTCGTCAGAATTAATAATTTCTGCTTTCATACTAAACCCTTGCTTATCCCACCATTCTTTAATCTGTTTTGGTTCTCTTGTTGATAAAATAAACACGGGTACCTTCATTGTATTCAAAAGCAATATCAAATCTAAGACTCCAGGGTTATACTCGTCATAAATACTTCCATCTTGCCAACCTTTAGAATATTTGTGTAGTCGTCTATCGTATTTCTGTACTCACAGTAGTTTTTGCAAATGTCCTCACAAACTTCTTCAATGATTGTTACTATGCTTTTTATTTCATCTTTCATCGATTCACCTCATATGTCTTCTATTTCCATACTTTCTCCATACACTCTGTATGAAAGAAAATATCTGTTTTTCTCTTTGTCCTCACATATTCCACATTCCCCATATCATCATCCGGTTTGATTTCTTTTCCACATCCCGGACAGATCACCGGATGATCCCAGTGGCTTTCAATCCTCTTTTTTTTCTGTGCATTCGTCATACCTGCTTCTCCCTAATTGCTTTGATCCTTGCCTTTAAGCTCTGCATCACCCATGCCTGCACATCATCTTTCTTTTCCAACGCCTTCATCACATCCTCATCCCGGGTATCCGCACACACAAGGTGGTGGATGATCACTCGTTCTGTCTGCCCCTGTCGGTGCAATCTCTTGTTTGCTTGAGTGTACAGCTCATAATTCCATGTCAATCCGAACCAAATGACATGATTTCCACCTTGCTGCAGGTTCAGTCCGTAAGCGCTGCTTGCCGGATGGGTCAGAAGGATGTCGATCTGTCCGGCATTCCAATTATCCTCATCCCGTGTGTTTTTCAACTCCCGGACACGCAACTTTGTTTTCTTGAGCGCCTCCAACAGCCGGATCCGGTCATGCTGGAAATTGTAAAACACCAGTGCCGGCTTTCCTTGCAGGGATTCAATCAACTCCATAAATGCCTCGATCTTGCAGTTATGCACCTCGTGGATATTCCGATCTTCGTCATAAATCGCCCCGTTTCCAAGTTGTAGCAGCTTATTGCTTAACGCCGCTGCACTAGTCACGCTAATCTCCTCCTCATCTTCCGGAAGCTCCAGTACCATCTTCCGTTCCAAGTCGGCATAGGCTTTTCTTGATTTATCATCCAGCATTACCGGGATTTCGTGATAAGTGACTTCCGGAAGCTGTAAGTAATCCTCCGCTTTCATGGAGATGCAGATATCCGAAATTTTTTGCAAGATGCTTTCTTCCGTTCCCGGCTTTGCCTTGTAGTTATATATCACACCCCTGCCCCTGTCCCTGTCCCCGGGATCAAAATACCGTTCCCGGAACTGTGTGTATCTCCGTCCCAGACGTTCGCCTCCATCCAGAAGGAATACCTGTGCCCATAAGTCCTCAAGTCCATTTGGGGAAGGTGTACCTGTAAGCTCCACAATCCTGTCGATATGCGTCCCAACACTTGCCAGGGATTTGAACCTCTTCGCCTTGTGACTCTTAAAGCTGCTGGACTCATCGATGACCACCATATCAAACGGCCAGCTGTTCCGGTAGTAATCCACCAGCCAGCATACATTCTCCCGGTTGATAATATAAATATCTGCCGGCGTGTTTAATGCCCGGATTCGTTTTGTCTGGCTTCCCAAAACCGGGGAAACCCTCAAGATCTTTGTGTGATCCCATTTATCTTTCTCTTTCGTCCATGTACCCTCCGCTACTTTTTTCGGTGCGATCACCAGCACCTTTTTCACTTGGAACCGGTTATACTTCAATTCACGGATCGCAGTCAGGGTCGTGACTGTCTTTCCCAAACCATTAACCCATGTCCAAAAAAAGCCCGATTTTTTTAATCTCAATGATTTTGTTTATGCAGTATTGCTGATAACCGTGCGGTTTGAACATCATGTAGCATCACCTCCTCACATTCCTTCAAAAATTCTGTCACTTCTTTTTCCCCGTAAAGTACCATCACTGTCTGACCTAAGTCTTTTAATCTTTTCAGCTGCACCCTTTGTAGGGACGTCAGTCTCCCTGTTATTGTTTTCAGCTCTACAAAAATTGCAGGCAACCCGGGAAGAACTACAATCCGATCCGGCACACCGTCATTACCGGGGCTTACCCACTTGAACGCTCTGCCGCCCAGTTTTCGGATTCCGTCCACCAGCATTTTTTCTACTTCTCTTTCTTTCATGTCATAAATTCCTCGCTTTTTATTTTCCACATAATTTCCGGGTCAATAGGATTCTCCCAAGACCATACGTATCCTTCGGTTACTTTTTCAGTTCCTATGCTGAGGCGTTTTCTTGCCTCTCTTATCTCACTTTTTCTAACACCTTCTCCCTGCATCATCCCCTTCACATAAAGCATCGCCTCTTTCGCTGTTGTACTTTTCTTCCCCACAAAAAATTTTGACAACAGCATTTCTGCACAGAGAACTCTATTTTCATCAAGCATTTTTCTTTCTCACTTTCTTCTGTTTTTTCGGAACGAACACCTTTTAAATTTCTTCTCAAGAATATCCACCCCTTTCCGGCTTGCCGCAACCAACTTCCCTATAATATGTAATGAGATATCTTAATTAGGTAATTTAGGTACATTAGGTACAACAGGTATATTTACCTAACCTATATATTTTTTCATTACTATAGAAAGTTGGTTTACATAGTTTACATATACTTAAAAACCTTTGCATTTACTGGGTTTTCCTGACAACTAAGTACGTAAACTTTTAAAAATTTACCGTTTACTCGGTTTACATCGCTATTTTTCTCCGTAAACCGCATTTTTTCGTATGGTATACGCATAACGTTTACACCCTTTCAAATCCTTTCTGAACTCCGTGCGGACCATATCGCCTTACATTTTTATTCCTCTTCCATCCTTTCATGGATGCCAATATACTGTTGATTTCCATGCTGTCTGTTTTTTTCATAAACCGTACTTCTCCATTAAAGCATTCTGTCCACACCTCTATTGCACACACCTTATCTCGTTTTACAAGCTCTGTTCCTTCCGGGAGACGCAAATTACCGGCGAAGTACTGCCGTCTTGAAGACAGACTTAATTGATTCCAGTTTGTAGGAATCAACCGTTCCAAAAATTCACGGATCAGCCCTTCCTTTCCGGATGCCTCTCTGTGGCTCTCCTGCATCTCTTCCGCCAGCTGTTCTTCTTCCTTGGTCATATACAAAGGTTCTCCAAGAATCCAATAGGTGTACGCTTCCGCCCAGATCTGATCCACTTCCTGCGGCAGATCCTGCCACACGGACTTCTTTGCCAGATGCACGCCCACATCCACTGGCCAGAACCGTCTATTTCCCGTCATGTCCTTTAAAAACTCTTCTTCGTTGCTCGTTCCGAAGAAGACGCAGCGGCGCGGATATTTGTTTGTTCTGCGCCCATAGGCGGCACGGTAGATATCGTCTGTCTTACTTAAAAACTGCTTGACCGCATTGGTCTCCTGCTTTGTCATAGCAGTCAGTTCCCCCACCTCATTGATCCACGTTCCCTGTATAAGTTCTGCGGCCTCTTTTCCCTCAAAACTAGTCAGGGAATCGGAAAACCAGTCTTTTCCCAGTATCCGCAGGAACGTACTCTTTCCGATTCCCTGCGGACCGGTAAAGATTGGCATATAATCATATTTCACGCCACCTGTGACCGCCCGGGCCACCGCTGCACACAGAGACTTACGCATGACGGCCCTTGTGTAGCCGTTATCCTCAGCACCCAAATACACGCTCAGAAGTGTATCTAGCCGATTCTGTCCGTCCCATTTTAAGGATTTCAAATACTCTTTCACGTCGTTGATGCGGTTCTGACTACTCACGATCAGGAGTGCATTATCCAACTTCTCTCTACCGGTAATCCCGTAGAACAATTCCATATAATTATAGAAGCCCGCATCATCTTCATCTTTCCATCTCCGCTTTTCCTCGCCCGCACTCCACGGAACTTTTCCGAGGATCAAGCCGCAGCTTGCAAATTCATCCGTCACAATCTTCCCTTTTAAAAGAGGGTCATTCTGCAAGATGAGCACCGCGTTATTGATCGTCTTTTCTATTTTTCCGTTTCCGTCATGGGTAAGTCGGGAGATCCAAGACAGGTCATCTTCCGATACTGTCTCTCCCTCCTCTGCTTGGAATGCCTGTCGAGCCTGTTCCATCTTCTCTTTCGCAAGCAAATCGGAAACGCCCTTATCGCCAACTGCCAAATGGCTCATAGCCACAAAGGACGGCAGTTTATTCACAGGAGTTCCGTCTTTCGCGTCCCGATCCTTATCACCGTACATATGTAGGCGCACAAGATCAAAGGCATTAACGAGCATGCCGGAACACGGATCCGTTGCGTGGTGAGAATAAAGGAACAGATCCCCGTCATACACAACTGCACCGCCCACCGTAGACCCGCCAGTGTAGGTATAACGTCCCTCAATATCCGTAGGATCATACATCCCCGGAATGAACTTCTCCATTGCCTGAGAGATCGTGTATGTCCGGCAGAATGCACCGATGATTCCACGCTTTGTAGTCGGGTCTTCCTGTTTCGCAAGCCGTCTCTTTTCGATTGCTGCCGTTCCCGGCACCTGTGGCCATTGCGAAATATCTGTCCAGTCTCCGTACATCTGAAGGAGACCGGACAGGCTGCAGAATGGGTGATCGTATACTTCAAAGATGTATTCCCCGTCTTTACAGCAGCTTGGCCAGTACATCAGCCTCGACACATCAAAAGTAGTCGGGTCACAGAATTCCATTCCGATCAAAGATGCTAGCTTTCTTGACGCCGGCTCATATTCATCCGCTGACGCGGTCGCATCCAGTGGTACGATCACACGGAGTCTGGGCGCATACCCAGCGTGTTTTCTTGTGCTGTAGACCAGAGCCGCGCACCCCAAACCGGATACCCGTTTCAAAATCTCATCCGTACCGCCTGCGGGGATGTTATCCATGTCCAGAGTCAGAAGATCTCTGCCCTTTACATAAGCAGCTTTCCGGATATTATTCTCAAATGTGCCGCCCACAAAACCACCGACATCTTTTAATTCATCCTGTCGGTATTTTGGCATCGCAAGATATTCTTCCACTGTCTCCGTACTTCGTACCGGAGTTTTTACCCTGTCTACAAATTCGGACCAGAGGATTTCTGTTTCCGGCCAGTGCTTTGTTTTTCTTGTGCCGGCGGTACTAATGTGTAATTTTCTGTTATGTTGCATCCGACATCCCCCTAATCTTTCATATAATAGTTACTTTCAAATCCTGCGCCTTTCAGTATTAACCCTGGCGCCCATGTTATCGGTTCTGCCATCAGATTACAAATTTCATCTACTGTCACATCCATCGGCGCGTCGATGATCACTTCATCGTGGACATGGAATACCACCTGCAGCCCTTTTTTCTCAATTCTTCGTAATGTTTCCGCAAGGCAGTCTCTTGCGATTGCCTGCACGATATTCTCTGTCATTTTGCCACCATAAGTGGACGTCACTTCCCATTTCCTTGTCTGCTGACCTACAGTATAGTAATGGATTGCCGCTTTCCCGAACTGATTCTCCTGTAAAAATGGTTTCGGGTAAAAAAGCTTCCTTCCGCTCGGAAGTTGTACTGTAAGGAAGTGTTGCCCATACACAAGATCGCTTTCCAGCGCAAAGATCAGTCCGTTGATCGCATGCGGTTGTGCTGTCAGCATCGTTTGTAACGATGCCTCTTCTACGGCATACCACAGGTCACGGATTCTCGGGTTTGCGCTCCTCCATCTCTGCACGATGTCCGGAAGTTCTTCTTCTGTTAGTCCCATATTTAAAGCCCCCATTGCGATTAGAGCGTTAGAGCCGCCCTGATACCCAAGTGCAAGCGTGGCAACCTTTCCTTTCTGTCGGAGGCTGTATTCCGGATTCCCCTTTGCAATCTTTTCAATCGGCACATGGAACATTTGAGACGCCGTCGCTTCGTAGATTTTTCCGTGGGTAGCAAACACTTCATTTACCCACTGTTCTCCTGCCAGCCACGCGATCACACGTGCCTCGATCGCAGAGAAGTCCGCCACTACAAACTTCTGCCCCTCGGAAGGGATAAACGCTGTTCGGATCAGCTGGGAAAGTGTATCCGGTACGTTTTCGTAGATCAGTCGGACGCCCTCATAGTTTTTTGCTTTTACCAGCTTTCTAGCCTCGTCCAGCGTCTTCAAATAATTCCTCGGGAGGTTTTGCATCTGCACAAGACGTCCTGCCCATCTGCCGGTTCTGTTAGCACCGTAGAACTGGGTCAGTCCTCGAACGCGTTCTCCTTCTCCCTCTGCGGTTTTCATGGCTACATATTTTTTAATGGAGGTCTTTCCGAGCTGCTGACGTATCTCCAGCACCCTCCTCACCTCATCTGATATATCACTACGGCTCAATAATTCCGTTACGTTCTCTTTCGTCAAGCCGGAGATTTCTCCGGATATTTGCTTTTCAATCCACACTTTCAACTGCGAGGTACTGTTCGGATTTCCAAGTCCGGTAATATCAATAGCTTCCATCGTCAGGTTTTCACTGCTGATCGCGTCGATAGCCAGAGCCCCGTTGATCAGCTCCTCATCCACACGAACTCCGTACGCATTCATCCGAATATCCATCTGCCATAAGAACTCTTCCTCTTCCGGAACTGGATACTGCTCCAACCGTTTCAAAATCTCGTACTCTGTTATTACGTCCTGCTTGCAGTAATCTTTAAAAAGCACCCATTTTTCAGGCGCATGTTTTGGCAAGTTCCATGTTCTGTTCCCGTTCGTCTTTGTCGGTTTACATGGTACACAAAAATATCGGATCAGTGCCTTTCCTGTTGTCAACTTCCGCTTATCCTGCGGCAGTCCGATTGCTTTTCCGGTTGCGTCCAGACCTGCTGTATATCCGCAGTACAGACCGTGCATCATAGTACATCGCCACTGCTCCAAAGGAGTCATATATCCAGCGCGATTTAAACAGTACCATTCAAAGGCTGCGTTATATGCGTGTTTGATCGTATCCGGATCTACAAGCTCGTCCAGTATCCAGTCCGGAATCAATTCACCTGTAGCAAGATCCACAATCTGAACCGGATCATCATCCCATTTGTAGGCAAATAAAAGGATTGCAAAATCCGGAGACTGTGCATATTTATATAATCCAGCTTTTCCAATATCTATGCTGCTTTTTGTCTCTATATCTATCGATAGATGATGCCTCATCCGTATCTTCTCCTTTTAAACATGCGGAGTCTTTCGACTCCGCAAAAAATTACATCGGAAGTCCTGTGATAGGATTGATCTGAACTCCCCCATTTTGTGGATGTGTTGCTGATGCCGGCTGTGGCGCTCCGAACGCCTGTGCAGCGGATACGTGTCCCCCTGACAGGGTTTCCCCATCTTCCAACTTCTGAACCGGACCCAGTCCACATCCAATTCCTTTCTTCCCTCCAAATGAGTAAGGGAAGAAATTCACGTTCACTCGTCCGTACATTCCGCTGTACACTTCTGACTGATTGATGATCGGATTTCCCATCTTATCCACTACTTCCGGTGGATAATCTACCTTCGCACTTGCGGTAAACACCCAATGACCTTTACATTCTTCTCCGAACGGCATGCCGTCACTTGGCCGGACTCCATCTCCATCGTAAACCGGAGTCGGTACGATTGGAGGGCACGCCCCATTCCATTTTTCTGTAATCCCCTTTTGTTTCGCGGCTTCAATCGCTGCATTGATCCGGGCCATTGTTTCCACATCCGTCTTCGGGATCAGTACAGTTACACTGAATTTTTCTTCCTGCCCCTGCATTGCAGCATAAGGCTTAAATAAATGTACATAACTTAATCTTGCTTTTTCTGTTGTTACGTTCGTTGCTTCTCCGATTCCCATTTCAATTTTCCTCCTTAAATGCTTCCTGTGCGGTTACTTTATTTGTAATTGCATGTCTCTTATCAGATGCTTCTACTAGTGTCGGTTTCCCCGGTTTCTGGGTCACAAACTCTCCCACAGCATCTGCAAAATCTTTCTTTCCGATTGTCTTTTCCACCTGTGCCATTGTCAGCGGCTTTTTCTCCCAAAGGATTTCTTCTGCCACAACACCGCTCTTAGTTAATTTTTCAAAAGCGGCATCCATGTCCGTCCAGTCGCGGGATCGTCTTCCTTCCACTGCCTTCCATCCGGGAACTTCATTCCCGGCGAGACATTCAGACAGCGCCCACTCCTGCAGGTCTTTCTGATATGCAACTACGTCCCTCATTGCCAAAAGACGTTGTCCGGCTTCCTCCTTTGTAATCAGTGGTGGCAGCTCTCCTAAATTGAACGCCATCTTCACATTGTGGTCAGATCGTGCGCGGCATTGTTTCTTTGCCCGGCAGAACTTACAGGTCTTTTCTCCAGGTGCGAACTCTCCTTCTCCCGCAAATGCAAGTGTCGCGCGCTCTTTTGCATAAGCCCCAAATTGCAGGAGCTCTTCCAATGTACACTCCCATTCCGAAATTCCATCCGGAAGGCGGGGCTGTACAATTCCTAAGCGAATCCGCTCAATCGGATAAAGAATCTTACATGCTTCATACGCACCCAGCGCATACAACATCATTTGCGGATTCTCTTCGGCGGAAACAGGAACACCTTTTCCATATTTGAAATCAATTACGAACAGAGTGTTCCCCTGGATCATAATACAGTCTGCAGTTCCGAATCCTTCCGGAACATAATCACTGAAATCGACCCGTTTCTCCACTTCTACAAACGGAGTTGCCGGAAGCTTGATAGATACATCCCGGATATAATCGATATAAGTATCTGTATGTATCAACATCTCGTCATCCCACAGAGGATCTTCTTTAAATTTTTTGATTGCAAAGGTGAGTTTACGTTTGGAAACGTCCCCGGGATTAAAATAATTCCGCACCTTCAGTTCAGCAAGTTCATGTGCCAGTGTACCTTCCTTTGCCGCTTCCGAGGTAGTATCCGGAAACTGTTCTTCCAATCGAGCACTCTTCGTACATTTGAGCCATCGATGTGCGCTGGATGCACTTAAGAGTGCGTGATCTCTTTCATCATGTCCCATCAGATCTGCGCCCCCATTCCCCGAAGTGATGTCGCGAAACTACCGAACTGATCCTCCGTAAGTTGCTGTAACGTCTCACATCCATAGCTTGTAAGCAGTTGCTGTAGTTGAACCATACCCCCCTTATCCATCAGAGTCATCGCTGCCCGCGCCAAATCATCCCGCGTATACTCGTGCCGACTAGTTGGAACTGCAGTCTGTACAGGTACAGTCGGAGCAACCGGCATGGATACGGACGGCACATTCTGTACCGGTGCTGATACAGGAGTGCTTTGACAACTTTCTGAAACACTATGCTGTTTCATCTCTTCCGCGGTTGTAACTGCCTTCTCTTCCTTTGCCGACGCACGCCCCTGAATTTTTTCCATAAAATCCATCATTTCTTCGTAACTATTAAATATAATCTGCATAATTATTTCCCTCCTAATTTTTCTAACCCTGCACGGGCAATTTTTACGAACTCATCCTCCGTGAGGCTGATTCCTTTTGTCATCTTCTCGTGGTCATCGGACCACCCACGAATATCCAGCTTTGGTTCTTTCCCAAACTAACTGACGATATTTAATTCTGTGTGATAAACATCCGTCTCAGCTTTCTTCTTCTGTCTTCTGTTCATTTCCCGTCCTCCTGAATCTTTTTTCCATCAGTGCCGCAAGGTCGAGGTATTCCTCGGCTATCGCAGATTCCCCGTGCGTCTCCCGGATCTTATCCCGGAACTGTGCAAGCGTCCCGTAGAAGCATCCGCACCGTACACCCACGCCACCATCTTTGAGACGGAAGAAGGTCGTTGTGCGGTTGACAGATCCGAAACCGTGAGCGTATGCATAGTCCCCATTGCCGCACACCCGCGCATCTCCGTACACCCGCGCATTGCCGCACACCCGCGCATCGCCGGAAACCTGTGCATCTCCGTACACCCACGCATTGTCGTACACCAGCGCATTGCCGCACACCAGCGCATTGCCGTACACCCACGCATTGCCGTACACCCGCGCATTGCCGTACACCAGCGCATCGCCGGAAACCTGTGCATCTCCGTACACCCACGCATTGTCGTACACCAGCGCATCGCCGGAAACCTGTGCATCGCCGGAAACCTGTGCATCTCCGTACACCCACGCATTGTCGTACACCAGCGCATCGCCGGAAACCTGTGCATCTCC